ATCTACGTGATTAAAGTGAAGAGCAGCAGGATGTGCATTGAAACCACAAACTTTACAACCAAACATAGTCTTCACTCTATCTGTGTAAGCCCTATGCTTACGTCTCCTCTCTTGAAAGTACTTACTCTGATTAGGCCAATGTGTCATTCTTCTATCCTATTAATAATATCTATGGCTTGTTCTACTGACATCTTAAACCATTCACCGTTTTGTTTTTTGTCGTGACCCATGTGGATCTTCTGAGCCTCTACATGTGCAATACTTTCTGCGACATGTCTATCAGAAAACTTTTTCATGTAGGCATACTCATGGTTTCTATGTGGAGTTGATGTATGAAACTGTCCTATTCTTCTATCTTCATAGCCTGTTTCAACTATCCCAATCTTTACCCAACCTTCAAAGCAAGGTGTAGTCACGACATACACATATCCCTCTGATGATTTTATTCTTTTACTTTCCTGAGTAAATTCACCTACTATAATCTTTGCATCTTTATTCATCTTAGCCACAACTTCTGCCCAAGTTTTAAAATATCCTGGAGTGTGGTATCCAAGCAACACAAACGGGTGAGGGTCACGATCTTTCCTTGTACCTTTAGGTATGTAACCATCCTTATATTCAGGCTTAGCTTCTGCTACATACATCCTTCCTTTGTTTCTTTTACTGTGTGTAGACAGGCGTTGGCGCGGCTTGCCGTGTAGCATATACCACCATTCGCCATCAATAAATTCTGCGTTAGCAAGGTTAAGTTTATTATTCATTGTTCAACATTCCTTCTAGCTTTTTCATGTCATCTTCTACTCTGTATTTAACATCGTCGTTTAGCATGTAAGCCATAGTGCGTAGCCCTGTCCATGCCTGTATCTCTGACCTGTACTTGATAGTCTTATCTATAGCATCAGGATCAAGAGCAATAACAACCCTATTATATTCACCTATCTTCTCCATATGCTTGTCGGTTAATTGTGTACCAAGAATAGCCATGCTAGTTATATGCGGAAACTCTTGGTATGCAACGATAGCTGACACAACATCTTCAACAATAAATAGGACAGATCCTGTACCTATCGTGTAGTAGTCAGCTTTGCCAGTGTAGCGATACCATTTAGGGTGCTGCGTATTACCTACAGCCCTACCGATAGCGTCTACCATGCGCCCCTTGTGGTGTATCGGAAATACAACACGCTCATCCTTAACGTCATAAAGTAAATTATCTATTGCTAAGCCCCAACGCCTTACAAACCTGTTAAACTTTAGGTGTGTAGGCATAGGCTTCACCACATACTGTGGTATCTCCATAGTCTCTTTCTCCCTATGTCGTTTTTGCTCTGCAGTTTGTCGCATAAGCATCATTATTTCTGCAGCAGTCAAATCAGTGTGGATAAAACCACCGATAGTGCAGGTATTTTTGTAGCAGTTATATTTTACTACACCATTGTCGTTGGTTGCAGTGAAAGTGTTACGCCCACCACACACAGGACAGTTACCACGATGGTTCTCACCCGTAGTCAGGCATAGATCACCGACATACTTACGAATCTTCATCATCATTACCCCTTGCTGCCAAAGCTCTGCTTGCACCACTGAATGTATTGACCATGTAAGGCTTTAATGATGCAGGGTTCACATGCCCTGTTACTTGCATGATACCTACTAGGTCAACCCCTGCTTCCATCATTTCAGTAACGGCAGTACGGCGCAGCGACATAGCTGTAAGCTCTCTAGGTAGATTAGCTTCGTCCAGTACCTCATTGATAAGAGGCGCTATTTCATTCAAGCCGTAGCGTCTGACCTGACCGCGATCCAGTGATACCTTTGGTGCAACGTAATCTTGAAAGCCAAAATCTTTGTGCTGCTCACGTAACATCTTGCAAAGGTTCTGACTGATAGGCAGGTGCACATCTGCGCCCCTCTTAGATTGTGTCAGATCCATGCGGCATTGATCCAGATCCAACGTATCCCATGTCAGGGTACGCATATCACCAGTACGTTGACCCCAATCATAAGCCATGTGAACGATCAACCCAATGCTTCGCCACCGCCACTGGCTGTACGCTGTGGATAGGAAGGCCTTTACAGATACCCGATCCCACTTAGTCTTTGTTTTACGCTCTGTGCTAGTCTCTATGAGGCTCACAGGGTTATGTCGCATGACATCCTTGGACATGCTGTACTTCCATGCCCTAGATAGTACAGACTTTGTGTAATTAGCTGTGCGTATGCCGTGATCTTGTTCCCACTTCTCATAGGCTTTGTTTAGCATACCTGCTGTAACATCTTCGATAACCTTACTGCCAATAGATTTATTAACTCTAGCCAAATGATACTCATAGTCTTTCTGGCTGCGAGGGCTGAGCTTAGCAAAGGCAGGGCTGTGCAGATAGTAATCAATAAGCTTACTTACCTTGTCTGTTGCCTTTGGGATCTTTACTTTTCTCATTGTCCTTGTCTCCTTTTTTACTGGGGGGCATGTTGCCCGCCCAGTGTGATGCATCATCGTGAGGGTTATCGCAATCCTTTTCGCTTTGCACTGCTTAGCTCCTCATTGCTAGTAAACATCAAAGCAACAAAACCAATTACATAAGCAGCACAAATTAATAACACGATGCTATAATTTAAAATGAAGGAAACCATACATCACCTCTACTATCTAACTCAGTTACATGCGCCAGATCTGTGCGTAGGAAATCAGCGCGCTTAAAGTCACCTTCCCACTCTAGATCATCTATCTGCCTCTTCAAAGAATACATAAGCTTCCTCACTGATATGCAGTTTCGCGGGGTATATACTTCTCCACCCTTGCTTTGACGTTTTCCCATCTAGAATACTTCTCCAATAGTTTATCTACTTCAAGTTGGTTCTTTGTGCTGATGTAACAGAAGTCAAAACCTTTAGCATCACTAAGCCAGATACGATAGGTCATTTAGGTGAACCCTGCAGGTAGTAACGCACATACCGTTGATTGGTGACAGGGTGCCACTTCTTCATAGATAGAATGTCGTAGCCCTCTTCACGCATCTCTTGGATACGCTTGGTCAAGCTGCTGATGCTGTATTCAATCAGAGCTTCACGCACTGTGATTGAACCTGCAGTTTTAAGGTGCTTCAAGATAGTTTGTTTTTGATTAGTCATTACCATTTTCCTTTTCTAATCATCCAATATGACCAACATGTCATACAATGTCCTTTTCCACAGATCAAGTCGATCAAAAATACCAAGTTAAACCTGTGATCTTTTTGCCACTGATAGTTACGTGCACTGAAAGTTTGGTTCGATGAACCCCCTAGCAGTACGTTAAACCAGACAGAGGTGGCAATGCCTAGTCTATACAAATAGCTATTCATCCTTAATAATCTCATCGCTTAATTCTTGGAGTGCGAAAAATACTTCTGCTCTGTGCATCCAATATTTTGTTTGCTTAATACAGAAAAAGTCGTCAATCTCTGGGTCTGAAACAATTGTATCTTCAATATCCTGACTGATAATTGCTTGAAGTGTTATCATTTGTTCATGCGTCAATTTAAGATCATACGTTTTCATGCTGTCACCCCTCTTACATAGCCCTCTAAGATGGCTTGCACTTCATCTAATATATCGTTGAAACGATCCTGCGCCTCTTCTGTGTAGCGCTCATCACCGTTTTCATCCTCAACATAGATGTCATCAAGGTATGCGTCATTCATCCATGCTTCTGCAATCTCTGCAGATAACTCAAGAAATGTTTGATTAGATATGTTCATTTTCTTTTCCTTAACTCTTGGCTGTATGTCATAGACTGATCAGCGTAATAGTTTTCACGATTAGGGTTCCAACCGTGCATCGCCTCTTTAGCTGCACGGCAGTCACTAATTACATATTCTAAGGACTCTTTAGATAAAGTCTTAGCGTGGGCTTCCCACTTCTTAAAATCTTCTGATGTTGCACCTGACATTATACCGTTACTCCATTTGCATAATACACTGCACTAGCAAAACCACGGGGCGTTGCGCTGCGTATGTTCTTAGTCTTCATTGATTTACCGCCAAGCTTGCGGTGTTGCTTGCTGTAACCCTCTTCTGGCTCCACTGGCAAGCGGGCGGGCATAGTAAAGCCATTACCTGTCCACAGGCATGTCTTTTTAGGGTATGCATCACGCGGTGCAATATACTCAGGCCATGTTGGGTGCTCAGCATTGCTCTTGCAGATATAGCCACCATACTCATACGGTTGGAAGCAGTGATCAGGCTTGCGCCACAGCGTTGCCAGTCTAGAGACAGGGTTCTCAATAAAGAAAGGCACCCCAAGCTCATTAAATAGCTGTGCACACATCATTGCATAGTTTGCTGCTTTGATCTGAAACAAAGGGTCTTTCTGTGCTTTGCGCTTGAAGTGTGCTGCACCTGATACAGCCAGATCTGTACAGACAGGGAAGGCCATGCCAAAGACAACGTTTTCAAACTGCAGGTTGACTGCAATATTGTTGAGCACATTCTGGTCATGCAGATCTGCTTTGACATACTTGATGCTGCCACCGCTGCCATACACATCTGTGACTGTATCATCGTGCTGTATATCAAAGGCAAGGCAGCTATAACCTGCTTCTGCCCACGGCTTGAGAGCCTCGCCTGTGTAATCGTAAAGGCTGATGACATACTTATCTACATTAATATTCGACATGATTGATTTCCTCTTCAATGATAACTCTGTGACCACTTAGGGCCAATTCTTTGACACGATCAAGCGCTAATTCAAGATCAAGATACCAACTTTGATTGTGTTGCTCATTTGCAACATTGGTTGTTGCAACGTACCACATGCTTTTGCCTGTCAATCTCATTTCAAATGCTCCGCAAACTCTATCGCTGCCTCTGCCATCAAGCAGCGCATTTCTTCCAAGCCATAATCATGCAGCCGATAAACGTATTCGCTGTCATATCCATTATCCTCAAGCCACACAGCCAGATCATCAATCATTTGTTCACTGGCAAGGGATAGCTCCGCTGCGTCTTCATTAAAGTAAGCCGCTTTGGCTTGTTCAAAAGTAAATGTTTTCATCTATCCATAATCCTATGTTCTCTAAATTCTACACTGTAGCCGCGTTTTTCCCATCTATCTGCGGCACGTTTCATAGATTTTCCTGCAACCTCACAATCGCCTTTGTAAGGCCTTGTCTGGAAAATGATTTCACCTTGTTTATTTATCACGACAATAGAATAATCCATCAATCCATGCCCCATCTTTTAGCAATTTCAGCCAATTTCTTTTTGTTGCCAACTGGCAAATACACGCCATAAACGTCTAGAACCTTGCGCCTGTCACGTTTGCGCTTTGCAGTATCAACCCAAGTTTGACCTTGCGGCCCCAGCGCTAATACATGGCCCTCAACACGCACCACATAAAGCACTACATCACCGTGCGTTTTGAAATGCTTTTCAATATCACCGCGCAAGCTTCCTACCGTACTATCTTTTTTGCAATGCACTGCAGTCTTTACGCTGCGGAAACCATATAAGGAACCTATAGCGCGTTTAAGATCCGGCCAAGTGTGAAGGTAAAGCGTTTTTTCTTCGACGCCTAAAATCTCAGCAATAGCCAACCCACAAATATTCTTGCGCGGGTTGTCAGGATTGTTTGACGTTTGCATGAGGTATTTTCTTTTAAAGTATTGCATCTTTTATTTCTCCAGTTTGTTGCCGCATCAATCCATATGACAGACCCAGATGCCCGCCATATTTTTTTGGTTTATCGGTAAAGCGAAGCGCTAAACGCGCCCGCCTCTTTTGCTTTTTATATCGCCATAAATGCAGCATTGTCTCTTGCCGCTCAAGCGCTTGCTCTAATGCTTGCGCCTTGCGAATTGCTTTTAACGGGTTTTTCATTTTGTCACCTTAACTTGATGAGGGCGCGGCGCGTTTAGGTTTATTTCAAAGCGCAACCCGCCTAAGCAATCGCGCCCCACAATAACGCAATCAAGCTTGCGGGCTAATTGTTTAGCCTCTTTAAGCTTATTATAGGCGCTTATATTGCTACCCAAAATTGCAAGCGCTTGGCCGTGATCAAATTGCTTGTGCAAATATATGGTTAAATTTTGCATTTATTCTGCCCCCATTGTTGCAAGCTTAAACGTCACTAAGCCGTTCAAGCTTATTTCATGCGCGGCAATTGTACGCGAAACAAAATCTATTTCAGGAAAAGCCGCCAATAAATCATCCAAGCTTTTTTTGTGCGATACGATACGAACCACGTTTGCGCGGGCGCTTGTGTGCAAGCTTTTTTCGGGGCACCTAAACTTTGCCGCAATCATACTAGCGAAATGCGCTTGTTCTTCGCGGGTTGTGTCTCGGTTTGATAAGCCGGTTATTCTGAACGCTATTTGCATTGTGTTTCCTTCCTAAGTTAAAATCTATTATCGACATACATGCCAAGCAATTGCTCGCGCTTTTCTAAAACGGCGCGTATAAATGCATGACGTTGATCACGCGCAACCCGCGTTTTGCTATGCGGTTTTAAGCAATCGTGCACGGCTTCAATAAAGCGTTTAGGCGATTGACCCACGCCACCCGCGCGGCGCTCAATATGGCAATATGCTGAGAATGTTAAATCCATGATTTTATATCCTTTTGATATGGGGTTTTAGTGAGTGATAAAGACAACGGGTTTCTTCGCTGTCCAGCATAGACCACAGGCACCACAGTCAGGCACAAGCGTTTCTTCGCCCTTTTGTGCATATTTGCCTGTGGTCTTGCTGATTTGCGTTGGGCACAAAAACGCTTGCTTGGCTTGTACAGCAGCAACGGCGCGTTGATCGTCATAGCTATTGGCCGTCCACCCGCTTTCATCGTCAAAATTGCCTGAAAAGCGGATGGCAAACCTATCGGGGCAAGCGGTGCGCAATGATAGTATGGCTTGACCTATCTCACGTTCTTTTTGATTTTCTTTTGTGGGATAGCAGAAAGGATTGTTTGCAGTGTAACCGTAAATGTGAAGGGCTGGGAATTTACCAAGCCAAGAGGCCCATTTTGCAACATACGACACACTGTAGAAATCGCCTAGAATGTGCAAGCGAACCATGAAGCCGCGTGGATGTTTGCGCTGCAAATCTGATAATTCAGCTTCAAGCATTGCTTCAAGGGCAGGGCCAGCAGCATAGCGATATGCGTACATCATATTGTTGCCATAGCAATCGGCCCAATGGGCACAAGATCGAGGGCATGTTGCGCGTTCCTCTAGCGTCAAGGTGTAAATCGGGAAGCCCGCGAATTTGCCTTTAGTGATTTTTTTGCCAAGCTTAACGTTTGTTGAACGTTTGATAAGCAATTCGGTTTTGCCCATTGTGTCGCGGTTTGCTTGCTTAACACGGTTGCCAAAAACTGTTTTAGCGTTGGCAATTGCAATCTCTGTTTTTGATAGGGATTTCATTTTAGTTTTTCCTCTTTTCTAGGGTTGCTGGCAATTGTGCCAAAAATACGCCGCGTGTAAACGGCGCATTGAAAGCATAATTATGACAGACCGTATAAGATATTGTGAATTTCAACCGGCACGTTTTGCTTGCGCTTGAATTGCCCGTCATAAAAGCCGTAAATCTTGCCCCCTTTGAATACGACAATTTCATCAACGTCATCTAGGGTTAAACCAAAAGGCTCTTTTTCCATCTGACTAAAATAGCGGGCTTTGGCAGCGCTTAGGGTTTTGGCTTGCGGTTGCATTAAGCCGTTGCCGCGTGTGGTGTTTACTTCAATATAATACATTTTAGTTTCCCTCTTACCAATTGATAGGGCCGATAGTGAAGCCTTCTTCATTTACCCATATACCATCAGCGCCATGATCGTTTGTAAATAAGCGCTTCAATATGGCTGTTGCTGCAGCAAGGTTGCTTGCTTCAATGGTGCCCATTTCAGCCCCACATTCCCCTTCAAAACAAAATTCGTATTCGTTAAGCATTTTAGTTTTTCCTTCTTTGTTAAACGTTAAATTGTCCCAAATTATTTGCGCCGTTTTGCGCCATTGTCCAGCCCACCAAATGCCAAACTATACGCCTGTCCTTGCTTTATATACGCAATTACCTGAGCCAACACCTTTGGATAGCGCTCGGATAGCCGCCGCCCGGCGAAAGGATATAACGTTATAACCAAAAGGATATAGCACTATACCAAAGGATAGTTTGTATATCCGATAGGTATGTTTTTGGGGTTAAAGCTTTTTCACGTATCAGCACAAAGGAAAGCGCTTTCGACGCTGTAGACCCCTCTAGAACGGCTCTGAGCGCTATATATACCAGCGGATATGGTATTGCCTAACCTGTTGTGCCACTCGTATATCCATCGGTATAGCGCAACCAGGCTAAAGGATAGCTCCCCCGGCTAAAGGATAGATGTTATATCCGAAGGGATAGGTTTGGGATAGGTGCTGCTTTTGTGATCACATATGAAAAGAGATTGCTGGTTTGTGATCACGTTTAAAGAGGGGTGGCTGTTTTGTGATCACAAACAAGAGACGGGTAGGGGTTTTGTGCATCCAATCCGCGAAACGTGCCCCATATGAAAAAAGCCGTTAAAATTTCACGTTTTAGGCATTTTATGGACTGTATATCAGTTACAAAAGCGTGTCTTTTCAATGGTTTACGCAATGAAATCAGCACAAATCAGCACAAAAAAAGGTAAAAGGTATCATGCTACCCCCCTGCGAGGGCCGGTGCCCCCATCCACGATGTACGTGTATGTACAAGCACACAGAAGTGGTTTTTTAAGCCACAACTTTTACGTGTATACGCACCTATGTATTATCACATATTGTTACAAACCTGCAATATATGTAACATTTTACAGGTAATCGCTTCATAGGGTATTGACAGGGGTGGCTTTGTGAGTATAACTGCGTAGCAGTAGCAGCAGAGTTATAACACTTTAAGTTAAAACACTTAAAAAAGAGTAATACTTAAAAGTAAAGTAATACTTTAGAAGAGTTATAACTTTATATAGAGTGTTGTAAATGGGTTAGTGGACATAGGAAGAGTTATAACACTATAGTAACACTTTATTCTTGTATAACATGTTTGTAAGTGATATACTTTCTTTAATGTAACACTTTCTCATAAGCAATAATCATAATTTGTGTTACAAACTGGTACGTGTTGCAACTCTTAGTGTTGCTCTCCCCCTTGTCTCCTCTCTCAATACTTGTAGTTTGCGGCACGTACCACTTTTTTACGTGTATTAATGTATTGACAATGAAAAATAAAAACATACAACTATATGCATCTGATAATGTAATAGAAGAGTTTTACGATGCTCTTGTATCAGGTGACGCATCACGTTTGAAACGTGTACACATTCCTAAGAGTGACGTATTCTATGTAAGAGCAGCTATAGAGGCTGACACTGGCATCAGGTATTCTTTAGATCACGTAGAACGTGCTATGTACTTAGAGGGCCACTTACCTAGAAGAGACGTATTAGATCCTGACAGAAAGCGGAGCTACGGCTAATGCCCTATATGACTAACGGTAAGCGTGACTACAAGAAGCAGAACGCTAAGTATGACAGCAAGCCATCCGTAAAGAAGGATAGGGCTTCTCGTAATGCTGCACGTAAGGCTATGATGGCTGGTGGCTTAGCTAAGAAGGGTGACGGTAAGGATGTTGACCACAAGGATGGCAACCCTCGTAACAACAAACGTTCTAACTTGCGTGTACAGACTAAGGCTAAGAACCGTAGTGTAGCTCGTACAAGCAGCAACAAGAAAAAAGGATAAGTAAAATGCCAGCAAATAACTCAACAGCAAGACCAAAGAATCGTGACCAAAAACAAGCGACTCAGTTACTTAAAGATATAAAAACTCTTAAAGCCAAGCTTCGTAAGCAGTTAGGAAAAGGTGAAATAACTCAGGTTGCTTTTGATAGGACTATGAAAAAACTTGACCCAGCTTTTAAAGGTGCTGTCGTTAAAGGTATATCAGAACCAAAGATACAACAAAGTGAAAGAAATGCAGCTAAAAAGACTATGACTTATTCTACTTCTCGTAGAACAGGTAGAAAAGTTAAAAGTTAAAGGTAATCCTATGGCTAGTGAGACTCGCAGAGAAAAAGCTATACGCAAGACTACTAAAGGTAAGAACGCTAATTACCGTAAGACCAAAGACGGTGCAGGTATGACAACTACAGGTATAGCTGCCCATCGTAAAGCTAACCCCAAGTCTAAGCTACAGGGTGCTGTGACAGGTGAAGTTAAGAAGGGTAGTAAGGCTGCAAAGCGGCGTAAGTCTTACTGTGCTAGAAGTGCTGGGCAGATGAAGAAGTTTCCTGCAGCAGCTAAAGATCCTAACTCTCGTTTGAGACAAGCCCGTAAACGTTGGAAATGCTAAGGAGTATAAGCAGTTTTGAAGAGTCAGATTAAACGGAAGTTACCTAAACGTAAACGCCCTATTCAGAAACTCAAGAAACAAAGATACTTACAAAAGAAGAAAGACAAGGAGTTTGATGCAGGTGACACTTATATCTCACCTTCCGCTGCCTAGTATGCCTTTCCAGACACATGAGAATATTGTGTTTGAGAGTCAAGACAAAGACAGATCACATAAAGCTAATGTAGAAGAGAAACCAGAGCCTAACAAGGTTACGCCTGACACTGCAGTAGAGGATCTTAAATTAGTTAATCAAAAGTATGCATACCACCCTGATCCAAACAAGCTTAGAATGCCTGATGGTCAGATTGTAGACTTTATCATTGCTTAGGGGTAGGCGATGCAAATTGAGAGAGAGACATTATGGATCCTATTACAATCGCTATGGCGAGTTTCAGCGCCGTTAAAGCAGGGGTTTCTGCCGGGAAAGAGATAACTTCTTTAGCTAAAGACATTGGTAGTTTATTCCAAGCAATAGATGACATTAAGGATGACCACAGTAAGAAAAGAGATAGTGTCTTTGCTAATTCAAATGAGGAAGCTTTATCCACGTTTGTAGCTCGTAAGAAAGCAGAGGACATGGAAGAGGAGCTAAGACAGATCGTCATAGCTACACGCGGCTTCTCTGCTTGGGGTGAATTGGTAGAGTTACGCAAAGAGATACGTGTACGTAATAAGAAGGAACGGGAAGAGAAGCGCAAGAAGACGCAAAAGATGGTAGAGAATATACTTATTTATGGTGGTATAGGTCTAATACTTTTATTTGTTTGTGGCTTTGCGTTACTAATCCTGCTGAAATACATGGGAAAGATATAACATGGCTACACCGACTAACAAAAAACTCTATGCAACTGTAAAGGCAGCAGCTAAAAAGAAATTTAAAACATGGCCTAGCGCTTATGCATCAGCCTGGTTAGTTAAGGAATACAAGCGTAGGGGAGGCAAATATAGTGGCTCAAGCAAAAACAAAGTCGCGTAAGACAGGCCACCTAATACAAAGCCGTAGGGGTTACGCTAAGGGTGGCTTAGGTAAGTGGTTTGGTGAAGAGTGGACAGATGTAAAGACCGGCAAAGAATGTGGTCGCTCAGGTAGTAAAGACTCAGGTAGACCTTACCCTGCATGTAGACCTAAAGCTGTAGCTAGTAAGATTAGTAAGAAAGAAGCTGCTAAGAAGACTGGCCCTAAGAAAGTAAAGTGGTCAACGACTGCATCAGGTAAAAAGAGAACAACATAATGGCTGATAAAAGACCCCCTAAAATAGGTGAGTTTCAAGAGCGCTACACTGGAAAAAAGACCCCTAAGTGGTTACTTGATGCATATATACAAGGTAGTAAAAGCTATAATGCAAAAGAATTAAAGCATAAAATAATAGGTTATGCAGAGAAAAATAACCTAAAATACCCACAGGTTGTTGCACAAGCTAGAGGTGAAGCAAATCAGATTAAGCATTACTTAAAAAAGACTGTGACACCTAGTGGTAAAAATAAAGCAAGAAAACCTAAAGTATCTGGCGGCGGCGGTATGTTTAAAATAGGTGATACAGCAAGCTCTATAAATAGAGGAACCCTGTCTGTAGCTAAAAAACGTCAAATGAATAAGGGTGGATTAACTAAAAAGGCTAAAAAATAATGGCTAAAGGCGTAAAGCATTACTTTAAGGATGGTACTGAACATAAAGGTGGTATGCATAAGATGCCTAATGGTGAAGTACACTCTGGTAAGACTCACGGTAAGAACAGTAAGAGGTTGTATCACTTGAAAGACTTGAGTGCTACAGCAAAGAAAAAAGCAACAACTCAAGGGAAGAAGTGACATGGCTAATAAACCAATGAATGCTGGTATGGCAGCACTAAAGAAAGAGGCACCTGCTGTAGCTAAGAAGATGGGTTATATGGGTGGCGGTATGGCTAAGAAGAAGGGTTACAACAAAGGCGGTTACTGTGGCGCATCTAATCCAGCAAAGAACCCTGTTAAGCGTGGTAAAGCCTAATGGCTAAGTATTACGATAAGTATAAGAAGCAGCTTAATGCGGCAGGTTACACTATTGATGGTGATGGCATGGTTTGGGATGCTAATGGCAACCAATCTGCAGGTGAGGATCGTTTTGGTAACGTACAAAGTAAAGACCCTAACGTTACTCAGATCTGTATGGACGCAGAGGCATCAGGTATATTTAAAAAAGTAAAGAAGGCTATTAAGCCAAAAACTAAGAAAGAAGCTTAATGTCTTTTGTGAATCAAGGTAAGCCAGCACGTATTAAGTCTGTTTATGGGCATAATACAGGTACGACTACAGAGAATGTCTATACATGTCCTGCAAACTGTACTGCTGAGATTACTTTTATTCATGTAGTTAATGGTGGTGGTTCTACTAACACAGTAGAAGTAGGTTGGTATGTAGCAGCAGCTAACTATGTTTCTAAATTTTTAAGTGCTAAATCTCTAGGTGGGGGTGATTACATAAGCTTCAATCAGATAGATTTAGTACTACAACCTAATGATCAAATAAGAGTTACCCCTACAGGTTCTGGGCATATAGATACGATATTAACAGTTACAGAAACCTTTGTGCCTGTAGGGTAACGGGTATGCACATTATGTATCTACTATAGCGCTAACATATAAGTATAACTATCTCCGCACGTAACATAAGGAGATAGTGCAATGTTTAAGAATTTACTGACACGTATTCAAAATCACCAGCAGCGTAGAGCAGACTACTGGGTTTTAAAGAATATGTCTAATAAAGAGCTACACGATATAGGTATTTCTCGTGGTGAGATATACAACCGTGTATACGGTGAGTACAAGTGAGGTTAAGAAACAGCATTCCTGTTATTCTTAGCCTTACAGTTTTTACTCACGTATCATCTGGTGATACAGATAGACAGACAGGTTCTGGACTTAACAGAGGCTTAAATAAAAATAAAGCTTGCTTTTGTAGTAAAACTTCATAAAACTATAAGGCAAGCCTATCTATAAAGGACAACTTCATATGGCAAGAAACCTCACAGAAAATCAACAAAAGTTTCTAGAAGTACTCTTCGATGATGCTGGTGGTGATGTTGTGCTTGCCAAGAAGTTGGCAGGTTACAGTAACGGCACACCGACTCGCATTATAGTGGAGGCACTTAAAGATGAAATTGGAGAAGCTACAAGATCTTATTTCGCCCGTACAGCGCCTAAAGCTGCAATGGCTATGGTACAGGCTTTGTCTGACCCTACAGAGCTTGGGATAAAAGATAAGATGAGTGCCGCTAAAGACTTGCTTGATCGTGCTGGACTTGGTAAAGTAGATAAAGTTGATGTTACCTCAACAGGTGGCGTCTTTTATCTACCACCAAAAGAAGGTAATAACGAATAGTAAGACCAAAGCACATAAGCAGAGACTTAGAGTATTGGGAGCTACCTAAACCAAAACGCGGTAAAGAGAGAGAGTGGCACGTTATAGCCAAGCTAACTAAGAAGCCGCCTTTTGGTTATGAGATACACCACGACAACGAAAACTTGTTACAGCCTATACCGCTTGAGTTAGAAGCCTTAGAGCTTGCAAAGCGGCATCTTCAACAGTATAGTTACAGAGATGTAGCTAATTGGCTCACAAAACAAACTGGACGTAGCATATCACATGCAGGTCTTAGACAGAGAATAGATATTGAGCGAAGACGTAAAAAAGCTGCTACAATTAAACGGAACCTTGCCAAGCGGCTCGAAACGGCGTTATCCGAAATCGAGAGGCTCGAAAAAGGCTGTATCGGAGCGTACTCAGAAGAGTGAGACTGTAGTTACCACTCCAAAAGAGACTGTACCTGCACAGGTAGCCCCTGCAGAGTTTGACGTTGAGGTGGCACAGGATGTAGTGTTTAAGCCTAATCCCGGCCCTCAGACAGACTTTCTAAGCGCATCTGAGCGTGAGGTACTATATGGTGGTGCAGCAGGTGGCGGTAAGAGTTACGCAATGCTTGCTGATCCTCTACATGGGTTAAATGATCCTAACTTTAGTGGGTTACTTGTACGACATACTACGGAGGAATTACGTGAGCTTATTCAAAAAAGCCAAGAGCTTTATCCTAAAGCTGTTCCGGGCATTAAGTGGTCTGAGCGTAAAAGTCAGTGGACTACTCCGAAAGGTGGTAGGCTCTGGATGTCGTATCTTGATAAAGATATGGACGTTACTCGTTACCAAGGCCAAGCGTTTAACTGGATCGGATTCGACGAGCTAACTCAGTGGCCTACCCCTTATGCGTTTGATTACATGAGGAGTCGCTTGAGGTCTGCCCATAGTACAGACTTAGGCTTGTACATTCGTGCTACTACAAACCCAGGTGGTAGTGGTCATGCTTGGGTTAAAAAGATGTTTATTGACCCTGCACCATCTAATAAACCTTTCTGGGCAACTAACATAGAAACAGGGGATACTATTACATTCCCTAAAGGTCACAGCAAAGAGGGTCAACCTCTGTTTAAGCGTAGGTTTATACCTGCTAGTCTGTTTGACAACCCATACCTAGCCGATACTGGTGACTACGAAGCTATGCTTTTGTCTTTACCAGAACACCAAAGAAAACAACTATTAGAGGGTAATTGGGATGTCAATGAAGGAGCAGCTTTCCCAGAGTTTAACAGATCCCTTCATGTCATTGACCCTTTTGAAATCCCAGACAACTGGGTTAAGTTTAGAGCTTGCGACTACGGCTACGGTAGTTATACAGGAGTTTTATGGTTTACTGTCGCTCCCGACGAACAGCTTATCGTCTACAGGGAGCTTTATTGTTCTAAAGTTACAGCTTCTGATTTAGCTGATATGATACTGGAAGCGGAAGCTAATGATGGTGGTATGCGATATGGTGTTCTGGATTCTAGTTTATGGCATAACCGTGGTGATACTGGGCCATCACTGGCTGAACAGATGAACATGAAGGGTTGCCGTTGGCGTCCTTCTGATAGATCTAGAGGCTCTCGTGTAGCTGGTAAGAACGAAATACATAGGCGTCTGCAGGTAGATGAGTTTACTGAGAAACCAAGACTTGCTTTTATGAGTAACTGTATTAACACCCTATCTCAAATACCTATTATCCCTCTAGATAAAAAGAACCCAGAGGATGTAGACACTAAAGCGGAAGACCACCTATATGATGCCCTACGTTACGGCGTTATGACAAGACCCCGTAGTAGAAGTATATGGGATTTCACGCCTGACAAACCAAATCAGGGCTTTCAAGCACAAGACACAACATTTGGATACTAAAACATGGCAGATATTGACGAAGTAACCTTTGATACAGATGAAGTTGTAGCTGCAGAGGACGCAGAGGATAGCATCTTTGAAGCTAAATCTAGTATTGTATCCTTTGTTGATGAACGTTTTAGCAGGGCAGAAGATGCTCGCAGGAGTGACGAAGATAGATGGTTACGTGCTTACCGCAACTATCGTGGTTTGTATGGGCCTGACGTAAAGTTTACAGACACAGAAAAGTCTCGTGTATTTGTTAAAGTCACGAAGACTAAGACCTTAGCTGCATATGGGCAGATTGTTGACGTTTTGTTTGGTAACAATAAGTTTCCTATGTCAGTAGATCCATCTATTTTACCAGATGGCGTTGCTGAATCAGTACACATCAACATTGACCCTAATGCCGCAGCAGCAGGTGAAGCACTTAAAAGTGTAACACAAGACAAGCCTTCACGGCCCTACTTACTTGACGGTACTGAGAAGTTAAAACCCGGAGAAACGTTAGCAGATCTAAAGCAGCGTTTAGGGCCACTCAGCGACAAGTTAGCATCCGTATCAGAAAAGGTTGTTGAAGGTGATGGCACAACGCCTACCACCGTTACATTTCACCCTGCTATGGTTGCAGCTAAACGAATGGAAAAGAAGATCCATGACCAGCTAAATGAGTCTGGCGCTTCTTTGCATTTACGCTCTATGGCATTTGAGATGGCTTTGCTTGGTATGGGTGTTATGAAAGGCCCATTTGCTGTAGATAAAGAGTACCCTAACTGGAATGATCAAGGTGAGTATGATCCTCTTATAAAGACTGTACCTGAGTGCAACCACGTAAGTGTGTGGAATTTCTACCCTGACCCAGAAGCTACGTCTATGGATGATGCTGAGTACACTATTGAGCGTCACAAGATGTCACGTACACAGCTACGCTCACTCAAGACACGCCCATACTTTATGGATGATGCTATTGATATGGCAGTTACTAAAGGCCCAGACTATGTGCAGAAGCACTGGGAAATGACTATGGAAGACAATCAGGTTCATGCTGAGTCTGAGCGTTGGGAAGTGTTAGAGTTTTGGGGCTTTGTAGACACTGCTATTTTAGAAGAGCACGGTATTAAGATACCTACTTCTATGAAAGACTTAGACGAAGTAAGTGCTAACGTATGGATCTGTAATGGAGAAGTACTGCGTATGGTACTAAACCCGTTCAAGCCATCACGTATACCTTACTATGCTACCCCATATGAGCATAACCCCTACAGCTTCTTTGGTGTAGGTATCGCTGAGAATATGGATGATACTCAAACACTTATGAATGGCTTTATGCGTATGGCTATTGATAATGCTGCATTGAGTGGTAACTTGATCATTGAGGTTGACGAAACGAACATGGTGCCGGGCCAAGACTTGTCTGTGTACCCCGGAAAAGTGTTTAGGCGTCAGGGGGGTGCAATGGGGCAGAGCATCTTTGGCACCAAGTTTCCTAATGTAGCACAAGAGAATATGCAACTGTTTGATAAGGCAAGAGTTTTAGCGGATGAAAGCACTGGTTTCCCTTCTTTTGCTCACGGTCAGACAGGCGTGTCTGGAGTGGGTCGTACTGCTTCTGGTATTAGTATGCTTATGTCTGCTGCCAACGGCTCTATCCGTACTGTAGTAAAGAACGTAGATGATTACTTGATTCGTCCTCTAGGTAAGGCGTTTTTTGCATTTAACATGCAGTTTGACTTTGACGAAAGTATTAAAGGTGATTTAGAGGTACGTGCGTCTGGTACAGAAAGCTTGATGGCTAATGAAGTACGGTCACAGCGTTTGATGCAATTCTTGCAAGTAGCACAGAACCCAGTACTAGCACCTTTTGCTAAGATGGACTACATCATTCGTGAGATTGCTAAGTCTATGGATCTTGACCCAGACAAGGTTACTAACTCCATGCAGGATGCGGCTATTCAAGCTGAGATCTTGAAGGGCTTTCAGCAGCCCGCACAGCCCCCTGCAGGGCCAGAAGGTGTTGCAGCACCAGAGGGTGCTCCACCTCAAGGACAAGGCCCACAGGGCGTAGCTGATACGTCTGGTGGCGGTGGTTCTCAGATGGGTATAGGTACTGCCCCTACACCTAATGAACAAGGGTTTACTGGTAATGTCGCTTAAACAGTTTGTAAATAACAAGCAAGCTATTGAAGAGTTTTATGCACACATAGATGATCTAGTCACTATACAGCATAGAATCATTGAAAGTGCAGATACACCTGTAGAAGTACACAGAGCACAGGGTGCAATTAGTGTGCTAAGACGATTAAAGCTACTCAGGGAGACAGTCAATGGATTTAGTAAGTAAGCAGACTGATGAGGCACTAGAAGATGTAGATCCTGTATCAGGTAATGAAGTACCTACAGGCTCACTACCAGAAGAGGTACGTGATGATATCCCTGCACAGCTAAGTGAAGGCGAGTATGTTGTACCTGCTGATGTTGTACGCTTTTATGGTGTCAAATTCTTTGAGGATTTACGTACACAAGCCAAAGAAGGCTTTGCTGATATGGAAGCCAATGGTCGTATCGGTGGTGAGCCAATACCACCAGAAGGCATGGAGATGGTTGAGCCAGAGGATGAAGACTTCCCGTTTGACATCTCTGAGCTACAGACAGTCGCAGAAGATCAGCCTATGGTCAATATGAAGGACGGTGGATACTTAAAAGGCTATAATGAGGGTGGAGATGTAACTACACCTGTTATGCCTGAACAGCCTGTTATACCTGACGTTTCTTCTATATTTGAAACAAACTTTATGGCTGATAATATTGAGTATAGAGAATATCGTGACCCAAAAACAGGAGCGGCATTTTCCTTACGCTTTGTTGATGGAAAACCAGATGCAGCAGCCCAAGCTATGATTGACGCAGGTTATGTTGTGTCTGAGAATTATAAATCTCCAGAGATAACTGTGCAAAACCCTGAAACAGGTGAGTCCACTAAAATTAAAGCAAATGAAGAACAGAATAAAGCTAATAGAGAATTAGAGAACGTTAATAAAGCAGCAAAACAATTTGAAGACTATGAAGATGCAGAGCTTTTTGAGTTAGCTACTAATTTAGGTAGCCCAAAGGTAAACAAAGCTTTTGCTGGTCTTAGTACCTTTGCTGGCCCTGTAGGACTTATAGCACAAATAGGTAAACGTGCCACAGGTTTTGCGGTAGCTAGAGAGTTAGAAAAACGTTACAGAGCAACAGATGATGATGCACAAAAAGCTAAGATACAAGAGCTATTTAATGGTGTAACTAGACGCGGAAAAGATGAGGGTCAGGGTATTCTAGGCGGCGGCGGTGTATTAGGCGGCGGCGGTATTCTTAATGACATGAATAATGATGGAAAAGTTGACTTCTTTGATACATGGCTGGGAGATCAGTTTGATAATAGCTATGAAGGCCCATCATTAAGTGACAGCTTTCATGGTTCAAGACGTACAGGTGGTACAGGAACGAAAGCAAAGAAGAGCTTATCTGAACATAAAAGTGGTACTGATTATATCACTAACCCTACTAAAAAAGAGCGTGATAGAAGAGAGAGTGCAACTGACAGAATTAAAGCAGATACTAGCGCTGCTAGAGAAAGGGCAAAAACATCTGCTGCTGCAAAGGCAGGTAAATCTGCACCCAAAAGAGCAGACGGTAAATATTCTGGGTCAGGAAGAGCCGAAGGCGGCTTAATGAAGAAGAACAAAAAGAAATAATAACTAAACGACAATAAATAACTATAAGGCTACCCAGCTTAGGCTGGCCCCAACATAAAGGAGTAAGAAATGTCGGAAGCCCAAACTATTGCAGTTGAATCTGCATCACACATGCGTAATATGTCTCGTGTACAGAGAGATGAACAGGAGTTAGCTCAGCTTTTAAAAGATGCTGGCATAAAACAGGACGATGAAGAGCAAGAAGCCTCAACAGAAGAAGCTACTCAAGAGGAACCCAGTAGCTCAGAGCCTGTCGAACCCGAAGTACAGACAAAAAGTGATACCAAACAAGAAGAAGCCTCAGAGGAAGCAGAAGCACCCGCAAAGGATGATGCTGATCTGAGTGCAGAAGAGAAGAGCTTTAAAAAGCGATACTCTGATATTCGTAAGTACATGCAAGAAAAAGATGCAGAGTATAAAACGGAGTTAGATAAGCTAAAGGGTCAATTAGACTTAGCTGCTAAGAATGAGCTTGTACTACCTAAGTCAGAAGAAGAGATCGATGCTTGGACTAAGAAGTACCCTGATGTAGCTGGTATCATTGAAGCTATTGCGGATAAGAAGGCTAATGAACGTGCCTCTGATCTAGATAGTCGCTTACAAGAAATAGAAAGTATGCGTACTCAAGCTAAGAAAGAAAAGGCCGAGGTAGAGCTACTTAACATACACCCTGACTTCGCACAGATCCGCGAAGATGATGCATTCCATACATGGGCAGAAGAACAGCCTAAATGGGTACAGGATGCTTTGTATGAGAACACCGACGATGCTAAATCAGTAGCTCGTGTATTAGATCTCTACAAGGTAGATAAAGGCATCAAGACAATGAAGCAGTCTAGCAGTGATAAGAATGCTGCTTCTTCTGTAAAGGCTAAGAAGGTATCTACACCTAACCCAGACGATTCATCTAACTATATTAGTGAGTCTATGGTAGCTAAAATGTCTATCAAAGAATACGAGAAGCGCATGGAAGAGATCTTAGATGCTCAGCGCTCTGGAAAATTTATTTATGATATGTCAAAGAAGTAGTTGACAATAACATTATCATAGATAAAACTATAGCATATACACATATATTAAAGTGTGTGTATGCTTTATGAAAAGCACAATCGCCACAAATATAAGACTCACCCTGACGTATAGGCCCAGCGCTTACAGAGAGGCATCTCTAAAGCAAAGCTGACTACCCTACTACAGAAGGCCTCTTTCAAGTGGGTATAGTGTTACTATCAACGCCATATCATTGAAAGGAAACCATTATGGCTATTACATCCGCATCAGGTGGATTTAACGGAAACTTCTCTCCGATTATCTACTCAAAACAGGCACAGATTGCTCTACGGCGTTCTGCTGTCACTAACGCAATTACCAACAACTCATATTTTGGTGAGATTGCAAACCAAGGCGATACTGTTCGCATCCAAAAAGAGCCAGACGTAACCGTCAACGCTCTGCAACGTCATACAAACATCTCTGTTGAGAAGCTTGATGATTCTGACTTTTCATTGACCATCGACAAAGCAAACTACTTTGCCTTCAAGATGGATGACATTGAAGAGCAATTCGCCAATGTAGACTTTGTTCGTTTAGCATCTGATCGTGCAGCTTATAAAATGGCTGACTCAATGGATACAGACGTACTGTCATACATGTCAGGTTTCACCTCTGCAGGTGCGCTGATTACATCTACTTCTGGTGATGCACAGCACCCAACAGCTAACCAGCTTGACGGTGAATTTTTGAAAGTGAATCACTTGGACGCTACTGACTTTGGCTCATTAGGTTCTGCTGACGCAGCTTCAACAGCCTACGCAACTGGTGATTCAATTCCATTGGCCCCACGTTTGCCCGGTGCAACTGCCTTGTCATCCGCAACTGTCTCACCTTTGACTGTTATTGCGCGTATGGCTCGTCAGATGGACACAGCTAACGTTGAGTCACGAGGAAGATGGCTGGTTGTTGACCCCGTGTTCGTAGAGATGCTCAAAGACGAAGACAGTCGTATGTTGAACGCCGATTTCGGTGGCGCTGGCTTGCAAAACGGTCTTGTGTTGAACAACTTGCACGGCTTCCGTGTATATGTTTCAAACGCATTACCTGCTAAGGGTACTGGCGCTGGCACTTCTGGTGCTTTGGCTCAAGATGCCAACTTTGGTGTTATCTTGGGTGGTCAGGATGATGCTGTTGCTTCTGCAGAGCAGATCAACAACGTGGAAAACTATCGTGATCCAGATTCATTCGCTGACATCGTGCGCGGTATGCACCTTTACGGTCGCAAAATTCTTCGCCCACAAGCGTTGGTCACTGCAGCATACAACGCTGCTTAATTGATGTTATACTTAGGGGCTGGCTACATGCTGGCCCCTTTGTGCTTATTATAAGGGATACCCTCAATGGCTATTACTACAGCAATGTGCAACTCGTTCAAGCAAGAGCTACTTGGCGGTGTTCACGATCTTGATACTCACACACTAAAATTGGCTCTAATTAAATCTTCACCATCAGGTACGTATGGTGCAGCTACTACTAACTACTCAAATGTTACTGGTAACTCAGATGAAGCATCAGGAACAAACTACTCTGCAGGTGGTCAATCACTGGATGGAGCATCAATTACTTTAGCAGGTACTACTGCTATTGTTGACTTTACTGACGAAGTGTTTTCAAATGTTACTGTTTCTGCAGATGGTTGTATAATCTACAATTCTTCACAGTCTAACAAAGCAATAGCAGTTATTGACTTTGGCGGTACAGTAAGTGCAACAGCAGGTGACTTGACTATTCAGTTTCCTGCAGCAGGTGCGTCTACAGCAGTAATTCGTATTGCATAAAATACTTTTAAGGGTGCCTACCTATGACAATTAAGTTTGCAGATCGTGTAAAAGTAAGTACATCCAGTACAGGAACAGGAACTATAAGTCTTGGGTCTGCAGTAGATGGTTTTCAAACTTTTGCTCAAGGGGGTATCCTTAATGGTAATTCAGTAAGATACACAATTACTAACGGCGATAGCTGGGAGGTAGGCACTGGAGTTTACGCCTCTAGCGGTAACTCAATGACAAGATCTTATGAGTCTAGCTCTACAGGATCTTTACTTAACTTGTCTGGTACATCAGAAGTATTTATTACTGTAGCCTCTGCAGATATCAATAATTTAGCTGATACTGTACCTAAATCTACGGGCGGGCAGTTTGATGCTAATGTAGACTTTGCTGCAGGTATTGATGTTACAGGTAATATTACTGTTACTGGTACTGTAGATGGAAGAGACGTAGCTACAGACGGTACTAAGCTAGATGGGGTAGAGGCTTCTGCTACAGCAGATCAAACTGCTGCTGAAATAAGAGCTTTGGTAGAGTCTGCGACAGACAGCAATGTTTTCACTGATGCAGACCACTCTAAGTTAAACGCCATAGAAGCATCTGCTACTGCAGACCAGACAGGCGCAGAAATAAAAACTTTATATCAAGCAGAAGCTAATGCTTACACAGATGCTAAAGACACTAAACTGTCAGGTATTGAAACAGGTGCCACAGCAGATCAGACTGCTGCTGAGATACGCACTCTTGTAGAGTCTGCGACAGACAGTAATGTTTTCACTGACGCTGATCATAGTAAGCTTAACGCTATTGAAGCAGGAGCAACTGGTGATCAAACAAATGCTGAGATCAGGGCGGCGGTAGAAGCCGCTACTGACAGTAATGTGTTTACAGATGCAGACCATTCTAAGCTTGATGCAATAGAAGCAAGCGCAGATGTAACTGATACTACTAACGTAACTGCCGCTGGTGCCTTAATGGATAGCGAGGTTACTAACCTAGCACAAGTTAAAGCATTTGATAGCTCCGACTATGCTACAGCCGCACAGGGTACTACTGCTGATGCCGCACTGCCTAAATCTGGCGGGGCTATGACAGGTGCTATTACTACTAATAGTACTTTTGATGGCCGTGATGTAGCGGCTGATGGTACAAAGTTGGACGGTATAGCTGCGGGTGCCAATGTTGGCATTGGTAGTTTGGCTGCCGATAGTTCCCCACAGTTGGGTGGTGTTCTTGATGTAAACGGACAAGCGATTGATTTCGGGGATGATGAACATCTACGGTTGGGAAACAACAACGAACATAGAATTTATCACAAGGGAAATGGCAGCACTTTAAGAATTGAAGCGACAAGTGCAGGTAAATCGATTGAAGTAAGAGGTGTGCCTAGCTCCAACTCATTCTTTAGCGTTTTAGATGCTAACGGAACGAACATAATTAAAGCAACGATGAACGGTTCTAGTAGTGGGGTTACTCTGCACCACGGCGGTGGAACAAAACTTGCCACATCATCATCGGGCATAACCGTAACAGGAACCCTAGCTGCAACAGCCGTAACGGGTGATGGCAGTGGGCTTACTAACCTTCCTGCCCAGTCCGATAATACCAAGATGCCATTGGCTGGTGGCACGTTTACTGGTGATGTTACCCTTGAAGGGGCTTCTTATGATGTAACTTGGGATAGCTCAGACAATGCACTTGAATTTGGCTCTTTAGCAAAAGCGAAGTTTAACAGTAATCTTGAAATATTTGGAGCCACTCATTCTGAAATTCACAATACTTCGTCGGGCAATCAACTTATTATTAGGCAGAATGCGCCTGATCAAGACATCAACTTAATGGCAGACGCTGGCAATGGGACGTTCCAAACTGTATATGTCAAACTAGACGGTTCAGAGGGTGAAGTTTTACTTTATCATTACGGGACTGAAAAACTTGCGACAAAAAGCACAGGTATAGATGTTTCTGGTAATATCGCTGTTTCAGGCACCGTGGATGGTCGTGATATTGCTTCTGATGGTACAAAGCTAGACGGTATAGCTGCGGGTGCTAATGTTGGTATTCCAACAACAGGCGGGACGTTTACGGGCGGTGTAACCCTTTTCACTGGTACGGTCACTGATAGATTCGTTTTAAATGACAACGTCCCCTTGCGTATCGGAACGGGTCACGACTTTACCATAATGCATAATGGAACCAACACCATTATTACTGGCGATGCCATTTTCGAAGATACCATTAAAATTAAACAGGGTGGAGTGTTAGCGTTTACCACTTCTTCTAATGTAAACAGATCAATTATTCAGTTTGATGGAACCCGAACCACATGGACAAACATAAGTAATTATCCAATTAGAATTGACGGTAGTTTTGAGGTTGTCAGTGGTTCTTCAAGCATTGCTTCGTTTGAAACCACTGGTGTAGATTTATATTACTCCAACAGTAAGAAATTTGAGACAACAAGCACAGGTGTAGACATCACGGGTACTTTGACCAGCGATGGGCTGACTGTGGATGCTACTACATCAACGGCTGTACAAGCAAATGCTGATGCTGGTTATTCATTGTTCAATGGTTCTACCAATAGTTCTGGCGCAAGAATAAACATCTCAGGAGCAAGCGCATCTAGCGGTATTGCAATCAACGGATACAACGCAGCGCAGAATGGTTATACACCTCTGAACTATTTGGCGGCAGATCACCGCTTTAAAATTGGTTCTAGCGAAAAGATGCGACTCGATGCGAGCGGTAACTTGCTAGTGGGCAAAACGACAACTGCATTTGGAACTGACGGAACGCATATAAACAGTAGTGGTTATTTAGAAGTAACAAATACTAGCGGTGAGCTTTTGTATTTGAACCGCCTGTCAAACGATGGTGATTTGATTAGGCTTTACAAAGATTCGGCACAAGTGGGAAGTATTTCAAGTGTTAGTTCACGCCTAAAAGTGTCTTCAAATGATGCCCAAGGTTACTTCTTTTTGAACAATGGCACAGCAGATGCATCAAATAAACTATGGTTGAATGGTTCACTGCTTGCGTGGGATAATAGTGCATACGACATAGGTGGCTCTACGACAAAGTTTAAAGACCTCTACCTGTCAGGCACAGCAAACGCAGCCAACTTCAACAGCACCTCAGACGCTACCTTAAAGACCAACGTAGAAACACTCAGCGGCTCACTGGATGCAGTGATGTCCATGCGGGGTGTGTCATTCGATTGGGTGGAAAGCGGAGCCGCTGAAATAGGTGTAATCGCTCAAGAAGTAGAAGAAGTTGTGCCAGATGTAGTAAACACTAATGGTGAAGGCATTAAGTCAGTAAAGTACGGCAACCTTGTAGGTGTGTTAATTGAGGCCATTAAAGAACAGCAAACGCAAATAGATGAGCTAAAATCAAAGATAGGAAAATAAGTATGTCTATAGAATACACTTGGAGTATACCCACAGTAGAACGTAATTTAGCAGACGGTGGTGTGACAATGGCACACTGGCGTTGTAATGCAGTAGATGGTGAGTATAGTGCATCATTGTATGGTACATGTGGCTTGAAGTATGATGCAGGTGCAGATAACTTCATTGCTTATGAGAGCTTAACTGAGGCAAATGTAATTGCTTGGGTAAAAGCTATTGTAGAATCATCTAATATAGAAGCTTCACTAGCAGCAAATATTGAAGAAGATAAAACGCCTACTACTGGTGCCGGGATACCTTGGTAATAAAGTAGCTAATAGTGAAAGGACACGACGATGGCTATAAAAATAAGCGGCACAACAGTCGTAAATGACAGTAGGCAACTACAGAATATTGCCAGCTTAGACAGCACAACAGCGGCTACGATTGGGGCGGCTGCAGCCGGTGGAGCTACACTTTCTTCATCAGGTACTTTCAATGCAGGCAGCGTAGAAATAACTATACCAAATGCTGATTTTGTTAAGGTTGTGTTTTATGATGTCTCAACAAGTAATAGCTATAACAATAACAGATGTTACATACGGATTAAGCCTGTAAATGGCGGTTATGATACAGCAGGTTGGCCTAACTCTAACTATGACACTGCGGGATTTTCGAGAGGCTACAGTAGCTCCAGCAACCTAACAGACAACCAACCTATTTGGGTTTGTACGGGTTACTGTGATTACTTTGACGGCTTTATAGAGATTAGAAACCCCAAAAGTACGACAGAAAAGAAATTTGGGCACTTTGAATTTTTCCACCGCTTTGAAAGTCAAAACCAAAATTATCAACTTTCTTATAATAACGAGTCGCATGGCACTCATAGGTGGAGGCAAACCGCTGCAATAGATAAGATTAAATTAGAATATTACGTCGGAGGCAGTAACTATAATGGTCGTTACGAAGTTTGGACGATAACGTAGGAAATAATAATTATGGCAACTTTATTTAAAAATGTTGACGGTGTTCAGGTAGAATTAACCGCAGAAGAGATTTCTGAACAAAAGCAACAACACGATTATTACGATCAGCATATTGCTCCTACTGTGGGTAGAGAGAAGCGAAATTCTTTATTAGAGGCAACAGATTGGTGGGCAGTAGGGGATCTTATAATGACCGAAGAACAGCGTTCTTATCGTCAAGCTCTGCGAGACATTACCGCCCATGATAAATGGCCTCTATTGATGCCAGAAGATTGGCCGACTAAGCCAGACGAGGGATAATAAATGTTAGGCTTTTTACCACTAGCAACTACTACTTTAGCATCCTCTCAGGCAGGCGTTTCTGCAGAGGTAGCTATCACTGGTGTAGTTGCTACTGGTGCAGTTTCTAATGTTATAGAAAAAACTACAGCGGGTGTTTCTGGTGCGTCTGCTACAGGTTTTGTAAATGCCCTTTCTGTAAACATCTCTGAATTATTAAGCTCTGTTTCTGCTACTACATCTATAGGCTCTATTGAATTAATTTCTGGTAAACTTATATCAGGTGTTTCTGCAACAGGTATAGTAGTAGCTGTAGGTTTTAATGCTAAAGGCAATCATGTATTGTCTTCTGTAAGCGCAACAGGCTCTATTGAGTCAGTTTCTGTTGATGGCTTTGAAGTTGATGTATCTGAGAGTTTAGAATCTGTTTCTGCTGCAGGTGCAATAGGTGCCCTAAAAGTTAATACGTCTGAATCACTAGCTAGTGTATCTGCAACAGGTACAGTAGTATCCGTAGGTTTTGATGCTAAAGGTAATCATACAGTAGGGTCTGTAAGTGCTACAGGTTTTATCAATGATTTTGAAGTTGGTATAACTGAAAGTTTACAGTCTGTTTCTGCTACGGGTGCAGTTGTAGCTGTAGGGTTTGATGCTAAAGGCAACCAGACATTAGCATCTGTAAATGCTACAGGGTTTATTCAACCCGTAAGTATTAATAGTTTTGAAGTTGATGTATCTGAGAGTTTACAATCTGTTTCTGCTACAGTCTCACTTGGTACTGTACAGGCTGTAATTAATGTAGGTAAGCTATTAAATAGCGTAGCATCAACAGGTAGTGTAGCAAATGTTATAACGCATGTTGGTGCAGGTGTTTCTGGTGTACTAGCTACAGGTTCAGTCGAACCCCTTAGCTTTGATATATTTGAAGTTGATGTATCTGAAAAGCTACTGTCTGTTTCAGCTACTGGTGTAGTAACTTCTGTAAAACCTAATTTAAACGTATTACTTAATAGTGTAGCTGCTAATACAAACATAGCTGGTGTTTTAGCAACAGGTATTGCACTACAGTTTGATGTAAATGCCTTTGATAAAGATAGAGTTATCTATATACTAGCAGTACCAAAAGAAAACGTAGTATATATTAAACCAGATAATAGAACAATTATGATTAATGAAATAAGTAATATTAATCAAACAATAAGAGTTGCAGCCTAAAGGATAACAAATGTCATATAAGTGGCCTGATAAAGATAAAGATGAATTGCTTGACTACAGCATTGATTGGTCACGCTTTCTAGGTACAGATACTATTTCTGCAGTTTCGTGGTTTATAGATGCTGCAGATGGTACTAAAACACAGGTTAGTGATAATGACGTTGTTGATGGATTACAGTTTATTCAAGGTACATATACTAATACTGTCTCTACAATTAGGTTAGGTTTAGGTACAAATAATAAACGCTATAAAATTACGTGCAAAATAACTACAGTGGGTTCCTTAGTATATGAACGCTCTGTCCTGTTGCGCGTGAGGGAGAAGTAAGATGGCATACGATTATCTTGGGTTAGTTAATGATGTGAATCGTAGGCTTAATGAAGTAGAATTAACATCTTCTAATTTTGCTGCTACTACAGGTTTTTACAGTTTTGCTAAAGATGCAGTAAACTCTTCTATTCGGCACATCCAGCAAGAAGAGTATGAGTGGCCTTGGAATCACGTAGAGCAGGAAGAGGTACTACTTGCTGGTGAGGTTCGCTACAGTTTTCCTTATGATGCTAAGACTATCAATATGAATAGCTTTCGTATCAAAAGAAATGCAGATTTAAGCGTAGATACCGTTAAACTTAAAGTACTTAGCTATGAAGAATATCTTGACAAGTATGCTGATTATGAGTATAACTCTAACACTAGCGTAAGATCTGTACCCTCTTTTATTATAAGAGCGCCTAGCAGGGAGTTACTGGTAGTACCAGCCCCAGACAAGGCGTATGAATTAGTTTATGAATATTACACAACTGGTTTTGATTTAGAGCTACACTCAGATGTTCCTAATCTCCCCGAAATGTACAAATATGTAATCGTTGATGGTGCTATGTACTATGTCTATCAGTTTAGAGGTGACATGCAAGCAGCACAATTAGCTATGCAGAAGTTTGAGCAGGGAATTAAACAATTACGTAGCATACACATAAATCGTACTGAATATGTACGTGATCGAAGAGTATCCTTCTAATGGCAACACAATGGCAGACATTCCCTATAGAGTTTAGAGGTGGTCTTATCTCTAATCTCAGCCCTTTGCAGCATGGTACAAATGCTGTCGGGTCTGCCACTATATTACAAAACTTTGAAGCCAATAAAGAGGGTGGCTACTCCAAGATAAGAGGCTATGCTAAATATAGCTCAACAACTGTACCTGGATCTGGCCCCATACTTGCGCTTAAAGTTATTAGCTCTGGTAGGGTTGTAGCAGCACGTAAGAATGGTAGTAATCAAACACAGTATTACTATAGTACAGGCTCTTCGTGGACTAGCATGGCTACTAGCGTCGGTACTAATGGTGGTAAAGCTAGGCACATTTTATATAACTTAGAGGGTGATGATAAAGTTATATTTGTTGATGGTACTAACTACCCAGCTATATATAATACATCAGGTAATTCTACTACCTTTATGACATCCTCTAATAGCACAGATGTGTTGGGTGCAGAACATGTAGCTGTATTTAAAAACACTGCCTTCTACTCTAAAGGTAATAACATCTACTTTACTGCCCCTTTTACTGTGGATGATTTTAGTGTTGCTAATGGTGCAGGTTCTATAAATGTAGCGAATGATGTTACAGGTCTAGCAGTATTTCGTGATCAACTGATTATATTTACTACTGACTCTATTAAACGTTTGACAGGTAGCAGCTCTGCTGACTTTACTGTGTCACCTATTACTGACCGTATTGGTTGCATTAATGGGGATACTATTCAAGAGGTTGGTGGTGACATTATGTACCTCGCCCCTGATGGTATCAGACTATTGAGTGCTACTGATCGTATCGGTGACTTTGCTTTGGATGTAGCTTCTAATCAAATAGCCAAAGATGCTACTATCTTTCTTAGCCAAACATCTAGCTTTTGCTCTGTGTTATTTAAAGAAAAAGCTCAATACAGGATATTTGCGTATGTACAATCAGAGCAAGATGATGCAGCTAAAGGTCTTATAGCTACAAAGTTTATATCTCAAGGTGCTGCAGGTATGGCTTGGTCAACCACCAAAGGCATTAAAGCATTTGTAGCAGACAGCAGATACACAGGAACAGCGGAGACAATAGCTTTTGCTAATGAGGATGGTTACGTCTATACTATGGATACAGGTTCAGACTTCGATGGTGCTGCTATAGAAGCTATCTACGAATCTCCTTTCATGCCTATAAGTGACCCACAGGTACGTAAAACTTTCTACAAGATGACTCTGTACGCTGAACCTACAGGTAACATGAGTCTAGACTTAAACCTAAAGTACGACTTTGCTTCTGCTTCTAACACCAAAGTAGTGCAGCCAGCTACACAGCAGATTTCTGGTACAGGTGCATCTGTGTTTTTATTTGGTGCATCTAATGCTGTATTTGATACAGCTACATTTGGTGGTGAGCTTGATAAAATATATGACACTAATGTTATTGGTTCAGGTAAAACAGTAGCATTAAGATTAGAAGATCTTTCAACTAATCCCACCTTTACACTCGACACGGCTTTGTTAGAATACAGCCAAGAAGATAGACAATAAGGAAACGACATGGCAGGTTATACAAGACAGGATACTGCAAACAACATTGCCAATGGTAACGTTATTGATGCAGATGATTTTGACGCAGAGTACAATGCAGTAGAAAGTGCTTTTAATGCCTCTACAGGGCATAAGCACGATGGTACTGCTGGTGAAGGCGCACCTATAACTAAGGTTGGCCCAAGCCAAGACCTCATTGTGTCGGGTACTAATGTCTTACCTAAAACAACAAACACCTTAGATCTAGGCTCAACGGGTGCAAAGTTTAAAAATAGCTTCTTCGATGGCACTGTAACAACAGATGATCTTGCTGTAACGGGTGGTTCTGTTCTTACTGGTAACGCTACCGTAGGGGGAACACTAGGTGTGACAGGGGCAGCAACGCTGTCTAGTACAGCAGCCATTACAGGTAACACTACAGTAGGAGGTACATTAGGGGTTACGGGAGCATCTACGTTAGCCAGTGCTGCAGTTACAAATAATGCTACAGTAGGCGGTACTCTTGGTGTTACTGGTAATAGTACCATTGGTGGTACCCTTGGCGTAACGGGCCAGATTACAGGTAATGTAACAGGTAATGTAACTGGTAACACAGCAGGTACACATACAGGTGCTGTAACAGGTAATGCATCTACTGCAACTGCATTACAAACTGCAAGAAGCATTACTATTGATGGAGATGTAGATGCTAGTGCTACAAATTTTGATGGTACAGGCAACATTACCCTTACAACAACTTTGGATACAGTAAACTCTAATGTAGGCTCGTTTGGTAGCTCTACAGCTATACCTGTTGTTACTGTAAATGGTAAGGGTTTAGTTACGGGTGTAAGCACTGCTAATATCACTACCGCATTAACTGTGGGCGCTGATAGTGGTTCTAACGATAGTGTAGCTCTAGCTACAGACACTTTAAACTTTGCTGGTACTGCTAATGAAATTGAGACTGCAGTAAGCAACAACCAGATTCAAATTGGTTTACCTAGCGCAGTTACAGTAGGTAGCCTTAATACATCAGGTAATGTTATTGTTGGAGGAAACTTAACTGTATCAGGCACCACTACTACAGTAAACACTGAGACTATTAACTTAGCTGATAACCAGATCTTATTAAATTCTAATGAAACGGGTACTCCTTCACAGAATGGTGGTATTGAGATTGAACGTGGTACATCTGCTAACAAAACCCTTGTATGGAATGAAACAAGTGATAAGTGGACTGTAGGAAGTGAGACGTTTGTAGCGGGTACGTTTGAAGGCAACCTTACAGGCAATGTAACAGGTAACACAGCAGGTACACATACAGGTGCTGTAACAGGTAACGCTTCTACTGCTACAGCTTTAGCTACATCACGTACTATTAGTCTTACAGGTGATGTATCAGGTAGCGCTTCTTTTAACGGTACAGCTAATGCTACTATTACTGCAACTGTAGCGGATGACAGCCATAATCATGTTATATCAAATGTCGATGGCTTACAGACTGCATTGAATGGTAAAGCAGCCCTTGCAGGTAGCTCTTCACAATCATTCCAAGCATCTACTATTGATTTAGGTGATTGGACAATTACTCAATCTGGATCTGATTTAAAGTTTGCTTATCAAGGCACAGACAGACTTAAACTAACGAGTGCAGGTGCGCTTACAGTAGAGAATGATGTAACAGCATTTGGTAGCGCATAAAGAGGATATTAAATCATGTCAGTACCAAGTGGAACAGCAAGTCTAAGCGATATACAGACTGAGTTTGGTGGCTCAAACCCTATATCTATGTCAGAGTACTATGACCTACAGTCAAACCCTTCTGGTATACCTTCAAGTGGTGCCCTATCTATTGATGATTTTCGTGGTAAGGATAATGTTTATACTCTTACCTCAGATATTTTTACTAGCTCAATAACCCTTACTGCCGATGATATAAACGGTAGTGGTGCTGCTTGGGTTGGAGTA